CGGCTGGCACGCACGCCTCCTAGAACAAGATGTCGGTGCTGGTGGTCAGGACGTCGAGGCGGAACCATGGGCCCTCTACACCGGGTGCGTTGCCGACGACGGGAGCGGTCGTCCACTCGACGTCGCGTGCCTCGCCGAGGCTGTGGCGGATGCCCTCGACGACCTGCTCGGTCGCGCCTTCGGGCCAGGTCGCGGGTGCGCCGGTGATGGTGATGCGGGTGCCGATGCCGACCGACAGGATCCGCTGCATCTCGACCGCGGTACGGCCGGTGAGGCGGATCAACAGCTGCGGGAAGCGGGCACGCGGCACGTCGTCGGGGTCGGTGGCGTAGTAGGCGACGACCCAGTCGGCCAGCGTCGGGGCGTCGGCGGGTGTGGCCGAGTGCAGCGTCGCCGAGAACTCGTTGTCGCCGTACGCGGCCAGGCTCGCCGCGTCCTGCGCGGTCGCTGTCGCGCCGCCGTCGATGCCCACCGACGCGGACGTGAGCGGCTTGTCGGGGCGTACGCGCAACGGCTGGAACCCGGCCAGCCAGTGGTACGGAATCTCGACCGGCGCGGGTGGGCCCGGCTGGAACGTCCAGTCGTTGAGGATCGGCGCGGCATTGTCTGCGGGGAACAGTCCGGCCCGGTCGAGCAGTGTCGAGCCGCCGCCGATCATGCCGAGGTAGCGGCCGTAGCCGCGGACGTCGGACACTGCTCAGCCCTGCGCCCAGGTGATGCTGCCGTCGACGGTGCCGATGGCAGTCGAGGTCGGGTAGTAGACCATCTGCAGCACCGAGTCGTCGACGATCGACGGCAGACCGAGGTCCATGAAGTTCGCTGCGTTCGCGATGTTCGTGTTCGGCACGGCCAGGTCTGCGACCGGGCGGTACGCGACGAGATGGATGGCGCCGGACACATACGAGGTGCCCAGCGTGATGGACTGCACCGACCGCACGCCGAGGTCGCCGGCCTGCAGCGACAGCGGCACCCACGTGCCGGCAACCGCGGTCGCCGGGAAGCTGGGCAGCGTCGCCGTACGCGAGCCGGTGCCTGCGCTGTTGGTGTAGGTCACCGTCGTGTTGGTGATGGCGCCCGCGTTGCCGGTAGCAGACGAGCACTCCAGCGCCAGGAACACACCCGCGCCCGAGGTCGACGCCGCGGTGTCGCGGGGCGGCCACGTCGGCGAGGTGATGGCCTGTGCGCCGGTTGTGGTGACGACGGGAACATTGCCCCACATCTTGTCGACCAGCCGGATCATGCCGATGTTGCCGGTGTGGGTCGCCGACCAGCGCGCCAGGTAGATCTGCTCGCCCGACACCGTGGCGGGGATGGGGATCTGACCCGTCACGGTGCCGGAGAATATCGCCCCGTTCAGGCCGCTGCCCGGAGCTGAGCCCGCACCGATGAGGCCTGCCAGGTACCAGTTGGTGTGCTGGATACCCGCGGCCTCACCGGTGACGGAGACCTTGCCGTAGACGGTCGGCGGGCCGACGATCCCCGCCACCAGCTGGTGCAGGTCAGAGATGGCCATGTCACTCCCTACACGTCATGGATGCGGGTGCGGTCGTGGAATACGACCCGGCCACCCTGGGCGAACAGCCGCCCCTGCTCGGTCTCGACGGCCTCTTCAAGCGGGTCCAGCGGGCGCTTACCAGCCAGGCTCAGCGGCTGCATGACTGCGGTGCCCGCGTCGATGTCGCGGCGCCCGGACGGGAAGCCCGCGTAGTCGAGGACCGTATTGATGCGTTCGCCGGTCGTCTGCCGGTCGAAGCCCTCCAGGCCGACGCGCCGCTGCGCCTGGAACATCTCGAAGGTGTAGTCCTCGGCGTCGCCGATGTAGACCTGCACCTGCGCGATAGAGCCGTCGAAGCGGGACTCGGGCATGTAGAAGTCGTCCATGCGGGCCGAGCCGGCCGGGACAAACGAAAGCGTGCCGACAGTCCTGGTGCCGTCGACCCACAGTTCGACGGTATTCGGGGTGAAGCCCCACCGGATGCCGATCAGCGTCCACCGGTCCGTAGGTGCGACAGCCGTAGTGGCGAAACTCGCGGATGTTCCACCGGTGACCTCAAGAAGCCACGTCCCGTCCGAGCCGTCCTGCTTGACCAGCGCGATCACGCCGTCGGTCGGAAACGTGGTGTACCGGATCAGGAGCGGGTCGGCTTCGCTGTCGGTCGCTGACCACGACGACCGTACCCAGAACACCGCCGTCATGACCTGACCTGCGACGACGGTCATCGTTCCAGGGGGGATGGTCGCGTACGTGGCTATGGACCGCGCCGGCCGGAGCAACCCGGAGGTGGTGTGGACTTCCATGTCGTACTGCGGGTAGGTGCCGTCGTCACCGCGCGGTCCAGCGGTTGCCGCCGGCGTCAGCAGTGCGGTGCCGGACTGTGCGGTCGGGTCGCCCCAGCGAAGTACGGCCGGCTCCGACACGGTCGGCATTGCCGGACCGGTGATGGACCGGAACGGACCGGACACCTCGGTCATCGGCCAGTGCGCGACTAGCGACGGACCGGCGTTGAACTTGATGTACTCGGTGAGCAGGCACCCGAACCGGCTCGCGGATTGCAGTCGACCAAGGATGTCGACCGCGGTCACCGACAGGGTGATGTCCGACTCGGCGTCGTCCGGGTCCTGGGTGCGGATCTGCACCTCGGGGATTTCGAGGTACCCGTCGGCGAGGTCGAAGCCCTGGTAGCCGATGATCTCCCGGATGCGGAAGCGACGCGCCTGCTTCCACCAGGGGTAGTAATCGCTGGTGGGGTTCCCGGGTGTCAGAGCGTCGTCGCGGTTGAGCATCTGCACCGACATACCGCCGGGCTCGGGCTTGTCGAGCTCCGAGTCCCGGCCGAGCCACGTCTCCAGCAGCTGCCCGATGTTCAGCACCCGGTCGGTGAAGTCGACCCAGTTCGGATCAGCGTCCGGCTCGGCCGACGACACCTCAAACACCAGGTAGGTGCCCCACGGAGTCATGTGGTCGGTCACGGATATGCCGCCTTGACCGTAGCCGCGGGGATACCGCGGTTGATGGCGTCGGCGCGCAGCACCTGCCGTGTCGACCGGCCGTCGGGGTAGACGAACGTGGCGTGCAACTCGACCATCTGTGCGCCACCTCCGCCCGCGCTGCCACCGGCCTGCATCGTCCCGGCCGTGGACGACGGCACAACCGTGTGCCCGTACCAGCTGGCGGCCTTGTTTGCGATACCGAGGGACTTCTTGGCGTTGCCGAACTTCGGGATGAACGCCTCGCCGCCGGTCTCCGGCTCCGCAAATCCGTACCGCGGCCGCGAGCCGGCCGAGTACACCGCGGCGTCCCGGAGCGTGCCGGTAGCCGCGTATTCGGTGACGCCACCCCAGCGGCGCATCTGCGTACCGGTGCCGACGTGCAGGCCGTTGTCGTTCCAGTAGACCGACGCCGAGATCCGGATCGTCTTGTCCTTGAGGTTCAACACCCTGAGCTGCAAAGCGGTCAGGGCCGCATTCGCCTGCGACGTGTTGGCCTGGAAGTTCGTAACGACGAGTTCGGGCATCTTCGCGTACTTGTCGATGATCTGCTGGATCAGCGCCGGTGCAAGACCGAGATCCTTCAGCGCCTGCTCAAGCTTGCCGATGTAGTCGTCGTAGACCTTGTTGGCGTCCTTGAGGCTGCCGGTCTCCTGGAACTTTGCCTGCGCCGCCTCAGCGGCCGCCTTCGCCGCTTCCTGCACGGCAATTCGGTTCTTCAGCGCGGCAGAGGAGTTGCCTTCCCACGCCTTCTTGGTTCCCTTGAAGGACTCCTTGACCGAAGCAATCGCCTCGTTGGCGTTGAGCATCGCCTTGTCGGTCGACAGCAGCGCGCCGTGCAGCTTCTCCCAGATGTCGACCAGGTTGCCGGCTTCCTTGACCGCGTTGGCGAGGTTGCCCTTCAGCAGGGCGGTGTTCTCCGCGGCCTTCTTCTGCGCCTGCGCAGCCGCATCGGTCGCGACCTTCGCCTCGAACTGGGCCTTCGAGTACTGCGGCAGCATCTCCTGCAGCTCGGTGTAGCTCTGGCTCGAACTGGCAAGGATCCGCTTGAACGCCGCGTCGGCCTGATCCATCTGGCCGTTCTTGACCAGGTTCGTCAGCGCCTCGTCGACAGCCTTGATGTTCTCCGATGCCCGGTTGAACGACCGTCCGCCGTTGAACAGGCCGAACGCCTGCTCGTAGAAAGGGATGACGTCTTCCATGGTGCGGCCGGTTGCCGCCCACATCGAGCGGTGCGCGTTCAGGTCGGCGCCGAAGTCCTTGAGGTCGCCGCCCAGCACGCGGGCGGCCTCGCCTGTGGCAACGCCGGTCTTGCCGAGTTTGCCGAGCGCCTTCTCCAGCTCGTCGATCTTCGCCGGCTCCGGGCCCATCTTCGACGCTAACTCGGAGGCGATCTGCAGGGCGATGAACGCGCCAGCCGCCTTGACCGCGGCCTTGCGGCTGCGTTCCATGCCGTCCGCTGCACGTACGCCCGCGGTGCCCATGTTCCGCAGCTCGGCATTGACCATGGCGGCCGCGGCGCGCATCTTCACGAACGCCGCGAAGACCAGCAGGCCCACGCCAGCCACGCCAGCCAGGACGACCAGCGTCGACGAGATCGCGGGCGGCATCTTGCCGATCCACTCCACCGTCGCCTCAGCCGCCTGGGCCAGCATCCGAAGACCCTGGTTCAGGCCGCTGCCCGACTCGATTGCCGCCGCCTCCAACGCACCGGTCAGCCGCTCGATGTCGCCGACGAGGTTGTCGGTCTTCATCGCCGCGGTCCGGGCGGCCGCGCCCTGGTCGTCGACTGCCTTCGTGTACTTCTGGACGCCCTTCGCGCCGACGTCGTACAGGACGTTCGCGGCACGCATCGCATCAGCGCCGAAGATGGTCGTCAGCGCGGCGTTGCGCTCCTCCTGCGTCAAACCACCGAGGGCCGTCTGCAGCTGGCCGGCGAGCTTCGTCGTGCCGATGAAGTTGCCGCTGGCGTCGTACGCCGAGATGCCGAGCTTGGCCATCAGCTTCGCCGACTTCTCGGTCGGCGCCTGCAGCATCAGCAGCATCGTCTTCAGTGACGTGCCCGCGTCAGAGCCGATCAGCGCCCGGTCAGCGAACGCCGACAGCGTGCCGACGGTCTCCTCCAGGCTCATGCCCGCGGCGTCGGCGGCTAGGCCACCCATCCGCAGGGCTTCGCCCATCTCGTGCACGTCGGTGGCGCTCTTATTCGCGGCCGCGGAGAGAACGTCGGCGATGTGCCCGACGTCCTTGCCCGTCAGCCCGAACAGGTTCATCGTCTTAGCTGCGATGTCGGCAGCCTCGGCCAGCTCCAGCGACCCAGCGGCCGCGAGCGACAGCGACCCGGTCAGCGCGCCGCCCAGGATGTCGGCCGTGGAGATGCCCGCCTTCGCAAGCTCCTCCTGAGCCTGGCCGGCCTGGGTGGCGCTGAAACTGGTGGCCTTGCCCGCCGCGATCGCGGCCTTCTCCAACTGCTGCATCTGGCCGGCGGTCGCGTTGGTGACCGCCTTTACCTTCGACATCTGCTGCTCGAACTTGGCTGCAGCGTTCGCGATCAGGCCGACACCGGCGACGAATGCGAGGCCCATGCGCCCGGCCGAGTCCGCTACGGCGTCGAGGCGGCCAGCCTTCGCGGCCTTGTCCATCTCGCCGATCAGGCCGCGCGTGGAGGCCGCGGCCTCGTTCATGCCCTGCTTGTACCGGTTGACTTCGGCGATCAGGCGTACTGCGACTGTGCGCATCAGGTCACCCCTTCACGGCGTGCCACAGCAGGGCGTTCGGGGCTTCGAATTCGGCGTACTTCTTCTGCGCTGCGGTCAGCTTCAGTCGGGCGAGGCAGGCAGTCGGAGTTGGCACGGTGAACTTCACGGTGCCCTCTGAAGCCGTGGTGTCTGCCATCTGGTGGCCGCAGCCGCACGGACACATGCCGGCCCGGTACTCGGCGAGCGCCGCCATGATGGCGCGCTGCCCCTCGTCCCACTCCACGTCGGGCGTCGAGCTGACCAGAATGCCGTCGCGGTGCCGGTAGCGGGTGACCGGCTCCCAGCCCTCGTAACGCTTCAGGCTGATGCCCAGACGTTCGGCCGCCTCTACGCGCTGGCGGAACGCCGGTTCGTCGATGAGGCGGCGGACGAGAAAGGGACGTCGACCTCGACCTTGCTCAGCGTGTACGCCGCGGCGGACAGTGAGCCAAGCTGACCGTCGGTCAGGGTGCCCTCTTCTTCGGCCGTGCCGAGCAGCGCGGCCCAGTCCTCGTCATCCAGGACGGGGCTGACGGTCGCGGCCCGGATGAGCGCACCGGGAAAGGTATCCATGTTCGCGCCGACGACGCGGTCTTCCTTGCGGATGCTGCCGTCGTCGTCGAGGCGCGGCTTGTGCTCGTTGACGAGCGCACGCCACCGCTTCTCGCCCAGTCCGCGGACCACGAAGTCCACGCGGTAGTCGTCGAGCAGGTCGCGCAACTCGGCAAGCCGGGCGTCAGCCTGGTCTCGCGCGATGAACGCGCCCTCGGCCGGGCCAGCGAGCGAGGTGGTGTCGATGGGTTCGGGCTTGGCCTCGGTCAGTTGCTCGTATTCGTCGAGCAGGTCCATGTCGGCGCCGACCCATACCGGCACCGTGCGGGTGGGCTGGCCGCGGCGGATGCGCTCCTTGAGCGAGAGCGGCTTCTTCTTGCTGGTCATGTCCTGGCCTTCCATCCCTGGCCGGGGTGTGGCGAGAGGCGGACCGGCCAGGTGGTCCGCCTCTCGGCTCGTGGGATCAGACGACGGTCGCGCGCATCGTTGGCGCGGTCGTGATCTTCATCGGGACCTCGTACCGCGACAGGGTGTTCGCCGCAGGCATGACGAACTTCGTCTCGCCGCACTTCACCGGGAACACTTCGACCTTCTGGGCCGCGGTCCAGGCGGTGTTGTAGGCGGTGTTGCGCCGGATCACGATGTACCCGGCGGTGTTCTTGACCAGGGTGTCGTAGATCGTGTCGGTGCTGGTCTGCTTCTTGAACCGCAGCGCGGTCCCGGAGAAGCTGACCCGACCGACGTCGACGGTGTCGAACACGTCGGCAAGCGAGGTGGTCGGCACGTCGGCGGTGTCGGCCTCCCAGCCGATCAGGCCGTCGTCGGTGACCTTGAGCGTCAGCGCGATGCCCGCGTTGAGCTCGGCCGTAGTCGGTGCCGCCTGGTTGCTGATGGCCGAAACCCAGTCGACCCGGGTCATGCCATCGACGGGGATGTCAGCCATCGATCTTCTCCTCGTTCTCGGCCTTCGCCGGGGTCACGGGCTTGTCCTTCTTCGCCGCGGGTGCGGCAGGCACCGGCGCGGCGGGTGCCGACCGGTGAGCTGTGGTGGTGTCGACCTCGGGCGGGGCGTCGCACGGCTCCCAGCCGCGGGCCTTCCAGATGTCGACCGCATCGACCGGGCACTGCCAGTAGCCCTTGGTCGGCGGGTGGTAGAGCCAGGCATGGGTGTCGGTCATCGCGGTCACCCGAGCGGGAGCAGAACGCAGGTCACGGACGTCTGGAAGCTGTGCGTCACGGTCACCACGCCCGTGGACGGGTTGACCGCCTTCGGGCTGATGTACATGACCTCGCTGGTGCCGTTCGCAACCGCGTTGGTGCCCGCGGTCGCGGCGTTACCGGCTGGGGTGAGGCTGGAGTCGGAGACGGTGACCGTGTCCGAGCTGCCGCCGCCGTTGATGACGACCAGGTACGCACCGAGGGTGCCGAGGTCGGCGGCGGCAATCGTGTCGGAGGCCGCAACCGCGGCCGGGGACCAGGCCACACCTGCGGCCGTAGGCCGGGTGGCAGTGAGCAGCGCCATGCGGCACGCTCCTTTCGGTCAGGAGAGACCGCCGCTTGGCGGAGGGTGATCTATTGGTGGCGGGTCGTACGGTGCGGGGATGCGGAACTGGAACTGGGGCGGAGCGGCATTGGCCTTCGTGGTCGGCCTGGCAACGTGCGCGCTCGGCGCGAAACTCGGCGGGAACGGGCTAGGCGTCCTCGTCGGGGTCGCGGCCATTGCGCTGGTCTTCAAGCTGACCGAGCGCAAGGCCGTCTACATCCAGACCGAGGACGACGAGAGCGACTAGCCGGGCACCGTCTCCAGCCGCCACAGGTCGACCTGGTCGTACACCTTCGGGCCGGCCTTCTCGTCACGCTGCACAGGTGGGCCGAGTTCCTGCCGGATCGGAAAGCACGCGCGGCCGGTGACGACAGGTACGACGTCGAGCAGTGCGGCGCGTACCCGCTGAGCGACTATCTGTGCCGACGTCGAGCTGCCGTCCGTCTTGGTATTGCCGCTCACGCTGTGCGTGATGATCTGGAGAACGCCGCGGTCCGACGCGTTGGTCAGTGCCGTGCCATACGGCGTCGTCAACGTCATGTAGACCAGGCAGTACAAATCCGCCGGGCCACCACTGCCATCCGCAAGGTAGTCGGGGACCTCGCCAGGGTAGATCGGCAACGGCTCGAACGGCGGGGCCGGAGGTGCGGCACGGAGCAGCGTCAGCACGGCATCGGTGTGGGCTTGGATGATGCCGACGGTCATCGCTCCACCAACCTCACGGCCAGGTCTTCGAGCGCCTTCTCGAACTTCGGGCCCTCGGCAGCCAGTGCCGGAGCACCACCGGGCAGCGGAGCGTTGTTCACACTGCCGTACTCGATGATGTTCGCCAGCGCAGCCTGTCCGCCCTTGGCCTTGTCCGGGCCGATCTCACCGACGATGGCATCGCGGTTGACCGCGGTGTCGTAGGAGATCGTGCGCGGCAGGTGCTTGATGTGCGGGTGCCCAGTCCAGCGCTGCTGCCAGTCCTTCTTGATGTTCAGGCTGCCCTTGGCGACAACCTTGCGGACCTCGTCGACCACGTTGCTGCCGGCCTTGCGCAGGTCGGCTTCGAGCGCGAGAAGCTCCGACACGTCGGCCTTGAAAGACCCGCTCATCGGATTACCTCCTCGACGCGGATGCGCCGGGCGGTCGCCTCGGTCTTGTGCGCCAAGTCGCGCACCTGGAACGTCCGGCCAACCAGGTCGGCATCGTTGGTACTGGCCGTGATGGTGACCTGGTCGCCGACGCACAGGCCCGTCACCGACATGGGGAGCTGAATCTCCATCGGTAGAAGCAGCGCCCGGTCCTCGCCGACCTCTTCGGCCCGCGACTGCGCACGCTGGTTCTGCACCCGGCAGACACCCGTGTAGATGGTCTGCTCGGTCCGCGCGATCCGGCCGGTGTTCTCGTCCACGGCGCCGTTGGCCGAGCGGGTGATGGTGCAGGCGTCGACCATCCCGGCGAGAGCGAACGCGCGGCCGCGGGCAAGGACCGTGTCCCTGGACATCAGACACCCACCCGGACCCAGCCGCCGCGGCGGCCGTACTTGCGCCGGATCGCGGCCTTCAGGAACGGCGACGCCTCAATCTGCGAACTGGCCAACTCGTAGGACACCGAGTAGTCGTCGATAGCCTCCCGGGCAACACCGGTCGGGTTGTCGTAGATGCCGCGGGACAGACCCAGGCACGTCGCCTTCGCCAACTCCAGGTCCTGCGACCCCGCGGCGTACCCGTGCGTGTTGACCACGACGACCTGCGACGGCTCATTGACGTACACCTGCCAGGTGTCGCCACGGAACAGCCGGTTGCCGTGCAGGCGGTAGGTCGAACTGGCATCACCAGCAGCACCGGCAGTGAGCGCCGTGCCGTCCAGGGTCACGGACTCGACTGCGGTGACGGGGATCTGCGGCAGATCGAGCCACCAGTTGGCCACGCCCATGAGCGTGGCCGTGTCGTCGACGACCTGGATGATTCGCTGCCCGCCCGCGGCTTCCTGGATGGCGGCGGTGACACCGGCCAGGATCAGGTTGGCGCGGGCGGTGTCGATGCTGGTCAGGCCGAGCAGCGTCTGGAGGTCCGACGCTAACGCGAACTGGTCTGCCATCGTCGGACCTCCTTCACTGCTGGATCACTCAGGTGATGATCACGCGCGGGACGAAGAACTTCGCCGTCGGCGTTGCGATCGTTGCGGGCGCGGTGTCGGTCAGCGCCGACCCGGAAGACACGGCCAGGTTCGCCTCACCGGTCACGACGGCCGGGTGGCCGAGGCTGCCGAGCAGCGTGCACACCGTCGTCGAGTTGACCATCACGGCGGCCCAGTAGATCCCGGACGTGGAGATGGTCTGCGCAGTCGCCAGCGCCAGTGTCTTGGTAGTGCTCGCCGCCCAGGCCGTGGAGGTCTGGTCGGCGCTCTGAGCGAGCAGCGCCGGGGTGGCCGCGTTCGAGTACAGCGCGAACCACCAGTTCGCCGGGGTGCCCACCGCGGTCGCGCCGGACGTGAACGAAATGTTCGTGACGACGTCTCCCGCGTGCAGGTAGACCGCCACCGACGTCATCACCGCGTCGGCCAGGGCGACGTGGCCGGTGTGGCCGGCGTCGTCGTAGAGCCCGGTACGGGGCAGGTTGGACCGCCAGAACGTGTCCGGGCTGGCCGGGTCGCTGACGTTGAGGTGGCCGAGCGCGTCGCGCACGTTCCTTTTGTATCCGCCGAGCTGGGTCACTGCTCGTCCTCCTTGCTGGTGGTGAACCGCTCGACGAGCTGGTCACGTGACAGGGTTGCGGCCTCGTCGGCCGACATGCCGTTCTCGACGGCGTACGTGCGCCACGCATCGGCGGACGCGCTCTTCTTCGGCATCGCCTGGCTGCGCAGGTCTGCGTCGTCGCTGGTCGGTGCCGGCTGGATGTCGGGGTCCTCGACGCCGTAGCCCTGGCTACGGAAGTACGCCAGGGCTGCCGGGGTGTCGGTGTATCCGACCCCGTCCCGGAAGCTGACACCGACGGACTCGCCGGTGAAGCCCAGGACCGGGGTCCGGATCTTCATGAGGGCCACGTCAGCCTCACACCACGTCGATGGCACGCAGGACGCCAGCGGCCTTGGTGTTCTTCAGCACCATGGACACCGGACCCATCTCGATCTCGCCGGTCTTCACGGCGCCGGCGGTCGAGAAGTCGGGCATGAGCGTGGTCACCAGCGGGTTGTTGGCCACCGACGCGCCGTGCAGCGAGTCCAGGCCGAACGTCACCGCGTACAGGTCGGTCGACGAGCTGGACACGGGGATGATCGGCGCGGAGCCGTCGGCGCGGTCGCCGAGGTCCTGCAGGACCCAGTCGCCGTACATCTCGATGCGGCGGCCGAGGTCGTCCTTGGTCTCCTGGAGCAGGCCCGCCCAGCGCAGCAGCGCCCGAAACCGGGTGATGCTCTTGGTGTTGCCGAGAATCGCCTTGACACCGGGCGGGAGCGCGCCCGGCGCGCCCTGGTCGCCGCCGCCGGTGTGCGACGGGACGAGCAGCGACAGCCACGAGTCGACCTCGTCGAGGCGGGCCATGGCCAGCGCCTGCGTGATGACGGTCGCCGCGGTCCAGTCCGCAACGGTCGCGGTGACCTCGGTCGCGGTGCCGGTCAGCGCCTTGGACAGGCCGTCGAAGCCGTTCGCGTCGACGGCGGTGTCACCCAGGATCAGCTCCTGCATGAACCGGGTCTTGATCGACGTGATCAGCTGCTGCATCTGGAACGTGGTCTCGTTCGTGGCCGCAGCGCCGAGGTTCGCCAGGACGCGGTCGACGGAGAACGAGCCACCCAGCGGCTTGAGGCTGGACGTGTACGGCGTCCGGGTCGCCTGGCCGGGGGTGTACTCGGTGTTCAGTGCGCGGAACGCGGCGGGCGCGGCGGTGGTCAGACGGGTGTAGCCGTAAACCAGCGAGCCGCCGCCGGTGCCCGGGGTGACCGTGTCGTCGAAGACGATCTGGTCGAGCAGCCACGAGTAGCGGCGCAGGTTGTCGATGACGGCGTAGTCAACATCCGTTGCGGTGTTGACCTGCGCCTGGGCAAGCGTGATCGGCATCAGTGCTTCCTTCGTTGATGGCCGTCGTCACGCTTTTGGTTTGAGCGCGGCGCCTACGGCCTGTCCGAGTGATGTGGGTCGTGCGGCTGGCGCGCTGCCCTTCGACCCCTGCGAGGGATCGGGGGCGGGCGTGGTCGGCTTGCTCGGTGCGGCGGCACCGAAGTTCGCGAGCAGGTCGTCTGCGTCGGCGAGTAGCTCGTCGCGGGTTGCGCCCTGCAGCCGCCTGGCCTGCGCGGCGGTGAGGCCCTTCTCCGAAGCCACCTCCAGGCGCAGCGCCCGGAGTTCGGCGTCGACGGCGCGCTGCTCTGCGGCGGCGCGCTTCTCGGCCTCGGTCTTGTCGGCTTCCTCGCGGGCCGTCTTCTCCTTGCGGAAAGCGGCCAGCTCTTTTTCCAGCTCCTTGGCGCGGGCGCGCTCAGCGGCCAGTGCCTTCTTGCCGCCGTCGCCCAGTGCATCCGGGTCGGGATCGGCAGGCGGATCGGCGGGTGGAGTGGAAGGTGTCGGCGGTGTGGCCGGGTCTGCGGCAGGCTCGCTACCGCCGAGGACCGGCCAGATCGGGCGGCCATCGCGGCGCAGCCCCAGGGCGGTCAGTCCGGTGAACGGATGCTTGGGCAGGTGGGTCATCGCGACCCCTTCAAAAGAAGCGGCGGGCATCGCGCCCGTCCGCTGTGATGTGCTGGTCAGCCCTCACCCGTCGGTGAGGGAGTCAGTGGCGGATCCCATGCCGGTATCGGCAGGTCCGCGTCGGGCCCGGACGGCAGCGGCGACCGGTAGTCGCCGTCCATCCGCGCCCGGGTGTCGTCGTCAGCGGTCATCGGCCGAGCACCTCCACGTCGATCAGGCGGTACCCGTCGGGCGAGACACCGCGGTCCCGGACAACCCGGAACCGCAGACCGCGCTCAAGCAGAACCTCGGCCTGGTCGCGGCCGACCGTCGCGGCACCCGTCCCAGTCGGCGCGAGGATCCGCATCAGAACCGGCGTGCTGCCCAGTCCCTGAATGCCGAAGTCGCGGGCGAAACGCTGACTCGTACTCGTCGAGGTGTAGGCGAGCTCATGCCACGACACGCCCGTCATGTCCCCGGCCAGGGCATCGCCGAACAGGCGCTCCGGGTGGGCGATGCCTCGCCACACCTGCGTATCCGCACGCAGCCGCGAGCCGGCCATGACGCCGTCGATCTGCGCCACGCGGTTGCCCACGTAGTGATCGAGCTCGCCGCGGCGCAGCTGCCCGTTGATCGCGACGAAGAACGAACTCTTGTACTCGCGCAGCGCCGCCCGCTCCAGCGCGGTCAGACCGCCACCGGGGCCGAGGCCGCGAGCGACCTTGCCGAACGCGTTGTCGTCCTTCAGCGCCAGGCCGAACCGGCGGCCAAAGTTGTCCGCCGCCAGGCGCGCTGTTGCGCGGGCGTCGGCGATGACGCGGCGGTCGAGGATGTAGCCGAAGTTCGTCAGCATCCGCCGCGCGTGCTCAGGTGTGACGGCGTCCCGCATGATCTGCTCGGGTGTCGGTCGCGCCGTGCGGGCGAAGCTGTATCGGTAAGACTGCTCGCGGCCGGTCTTCGTCAGCCGTGTGTGCTTGACGCCACGGCGCAGCAGCGCTGTGTACTGCCTGGCCTCCTCCTTCGTGAAGGTCAGGTTGTCGAAGATGCGGCCAGTGACGTCCTCGCCCCGCAGTCGAGCCGCATCTCTGGCCAGAATCCGCGCACCGGCGACGCCCTGACGGGTGGTGCCCTCGCGGGTGTAGCGGTAGCGGCCGTCCGCGCTGGTGTACATGCCGCGGTGAGCGTTGACGACCTGCGCCGGATCGGCGCCCAGCTCGATCGCCTTCAGTTCGGCCTTGCTCAGGCCGGTGACGTTGCCTGCCTCGATCGACCGTTTGGCGTCGAAGGCCAGGCCGTCGTCGGCCTCCGCAACCGGGATGTGCACGCAGTCGCAGTGCGGATGCCGGTTGAACGCCTCGGCCTTGCCGTAGCGGCGGCCAGCCAGGATTGCGCACCGGGAACACGAGGGCGGCACGAGCATCCGGTAGTAGCCGGTCACCTCGCGGCGCACGCCCATGCCCGCGGACACCGCCTGGCGGGCCGCATCGGTCGTCTCCGACCGGGCGTACATCACCAGCGGCGCTTCGGCCGTCCGCAGCGCGGAACGAGCGGTGGCACCAGCGGCGATGGCGTCCTTGGCGGCGAAAACGGGCCGGTACATCAGCGAGCCGAGAGACTCCCCGGATAGCGTCGCGCCGGCAAAAGCGTCAGCAACCACGGAGCCAGCCGCCCTGGCGACCGGCACGACCTCGGACAGGTACGGGTCGGCGAGCTCCGCCGCAACAGTCTGCGCCGCGGCCAGGACCGCCATCGCCTCGGGCAGCAGGCGCAGCCACGACCCGGAGATGTCCCCGGGCGAGACCAGCCGCCACAACTGCAGGATCCGGCGGGCAGCACGCACGCTCAGCCCCGTGACGTCGGCCTGGTAGCCGCGCGCCACATCCTGGGCCGGCATGTCACTCCTCCGGCAGCGGCGGCTTCACGCCCATCAGCGCGTCGTTCTCGGCCTCGATCTCGCCCTTCATCCTCTGGATCTGCGCATCGGTGTAGCCGCAGTCCTCCTGCGCCTGACGGGTCGAGATGATCCGCTCCGCGTGCTTCTTCACTGCGGCGTCCGCAGTCTGAGCAACCGTCGGCGTCGACGCGTCGCGCCAGATCGTCTCCATGCGCTCGAGCGACGGATCCCGATCGCCGGTCTGGAAGCGGCGCACCAGGCGCATCGTGTGCTCGTAGCCGCCGCCGAACGGGACCATCTTCCGTTCGGCGCGCTTGATCAGCCGGATCTCGCCGGCGCGGCGGGACTCCGCAGACGGAGGGTTGTCGGTCTTCAGGCCGAGGTAGTCCGGTGGCAGGCCCGCGATCGACGCGACCAGTTGCGCGAGCTGGTTGATGGCTTCGTTGAAGTTGCTCAGCTTCGT